GACATTAGCCATGTTACGACATGCTCAGGATGAGTGGTTAGCAAGATTTGATAAGGCGTCCCAAGTAACGAGAGGTTTGATCCGACATGTAATTGAGAAAGAAATTATTGACGAAGATGGGAGAGTTAAAAAGGTGTTTGATCGGCCGAGCGGTGGCATAACGGATGTAAGGAAGAGATTAACCATCATCGACTCGTTAAAGGTTCTGCGCGAGCTAATTGATAAGTGGGACGAAATCCAGGCCTTGGTTGGGCGCGCTTACCCCTTTAATGTAGTGGAATTGTCGGATGTCATGCGATTAAATGAGTTGATTGGTTTAAGCGGGCAGTGTCATTCGGCGGCTAGTGTGACGTTATTAAGATCTTTGATATATGATGCGAGCCTGGACAGAGATGAGGGACGTGAAGTTATCCCGCCAACTCCTACGATTCCAAGAGAGCTCCGAATTCCACCTAAATTTCGCTATGATCTGTTTTATGAGGAAAGTGGTAGTCACGTGATTAAAGCTAATTCTGCGGAAGCCGTTTATATTCCAAACTTCCGAGTTGGAGATGTATTTGAAGGGAAGCGTAGTATTACTAGTGGAGCAACATTCGAAGAACGAGTGAGGCACGGAATGGTGACCATTCTACAGAGGATGATTAAATTGCGAGGGGGGTCGATTCAGGAGTGCTTTATGATTGCTATTCTCTCTTATAGATGTAGTGACTGTGTTGAAAAAATTCGTTTGTCTGAAACTGGAGTTGGATCCTGGGTACCAGTTGATCATATCTGCTTATTTCGGTCGAATAGTCTGCGGTGGTTGGCGACTCTCTTCTGTGACTTTCCTGAGTTTCCATTTCTAATGACTCGAGACGGGGTGAAGTTTGCGATGAATTGTGGACCCTTGTCCTCTCAGCTTCCTCTATTATTCTTTCAATTCTTGGAGCAAATGATTCTTACAACTGATGGGACTTACTCTTCGACTATTGAAGGACTGCTGTGTTGTGAGTGGGTGGATCGCGCGCGAGTTGGTTTGTTTTCTGAGATGTTCAAGAGGCGTAAGGTGATATCGCTGCTAAGAGAGGAGATTTTTGATAGAACGAGGTTGAATCGATATAGCAGTGTTGGGCTTCATGTATATCGATGTGAGGCGGTTGATCCAAAGGTTGGTGCTAAAGTGCAATTGAGTAAGGGGACGCTTGAGGGTTTGGATTTGTTTCATCCTAATGTGCGAGAGGCGTTGGTTAAGTTAATAACGGTAAAAGAGCATTCCGACGAGTTTGGTAGGTGGCTGGCGGTGGTGATGAAAGGGTTCGCTTCTGCACTATTATATGTTTCTGGGGCTACATCTCTATCTCTTGAGCAGTCTGCGCAGGGTACTTTAGGACATGGTGATCCGTTAGCGATGCCCATTATGCAAGTAGAGGTCGAAGGGGTTTGGGTTGCGGTAGATTGGGAATACCCTGATTCCGATGTGGCTGCCATGGTTAATGTTGGGAAAGATTTATGTTTGAGTTGTGAACCGGAATATGCTAATTGGGAGTACGGTTTTTACAATGTGCAGACTACGAATTCTGCTGGTAATGTAAAGGAGGCTGTTGATATGCGACGTCGTTTATTAGAGCAGGAGGTTGGGGAGCATGCGAAACTGCTGGTGAAGGTTGAAAACACCAGAATCCTTGATTGTGTACAGAAGATTTCGTCAACATTTACATCTCCTGAGGGATTTGCGGAGGGACTGGATGCTCCAAAGAAGGCTGGTGAGAGGCATCAAGTTGGACGTCGACCTAGAGTTATTCAAATGGTCGGAACGGAGGGGCAGTTGGCTGCGTTCGTTATTCACAATGTGGCTCGTCCTGCATATAAACAAACTAGATATACCAGCAGTGGAAAGAATTCAGGAGATGTACGAGATATGGCCCTAGTATTGGAGATTTCAGGTAATAAAGGCTATAAGTCGTCTTTGGATGTTGTTGGGATGGATTCTTCGACGAAACCAGTGCACACGAATATCACCATGTCTTGTGTTTTTAGACGGTTAGCGAAAGAGTATTTAGGCACGCCTGCTTATTTCCTTGGGTCTATTCCCGATTGTTCTGATAATGTAGTGCGGGTTCGTGCTCGAGAGAAGGTGGGGATGAGTAGGCGATGGCGCGAGTTTGTTTACGAGTTAACGTATCCTCAATATGTTCTGTTGCTAGGATTAAATCATTGGACAAGTGCTACGAGGTTTATGGATGGTTATTTTCAGGAGTTTGTTGAGACATCACGAATGGTTTTCCGCTCTGGTCTACTTAATACGGCAGATCAGCATACTTTTATTGGGGTTATAATGTACACGTGTTTGGAGCGTCGTATGAAGGAGGGATGGTATGGTCGAACAAAGAGTGGAGGGAGAAAAGAGGATGAACGACGTCTGTTTCTTGAGCAGTATGAGAAACGAGTTCGTCTACTTGGGTCTGTGCTAGGTGATGATCAAGTTGCTGGAGTGTCATGCCCTGGGATAGAGAGCGAGGATGTGTTGGATGGTATATCTATGGATATATGCAATGAGACTAAGTACTTGATGGAGCGGTTAGGGTACGCATGTGAGCCTGATGTAAGTAGATATTCAGCTGAATTTCTGAAACAACGAGGCGTTTGTGGCGCACCAGAACTGTTTCCTGAACGATTATTGCTGTTTACGTCAGAGCGAGGTGATATGGCTGGAGCAATGCCGTTAGATCGGACGAAAATTATGTTGTCAATGATTGATGAAAAAGTCGGTCGAGCACGTGTTACTAATGGATATTATGGAGTGATGCTAATGGTATCTTGGATATGCGGGACCGCCTCGTTTGCTGTGTCTAAGAGAGATCAGATGACATTTAGGTCGGGGAAGAGTTGGAAGCGTGTAAGTCAGTCTTCACGGAAGATTAACAGAAGGTGGACGGCTGGTTTTTCTATTCAATGTAGTGAGTGGGCTATATGGAACGATTATGGAATGTATTATCGTGAGTGGGAGTCAGGTGGTATGAAAGCGATCTTTTTAGGTATGGGTTTGTTATGGGGCAGTTCTGATGTTTTGGGAATTCCTTTTCCGCTTGTGATACGCGGGGATGAGGTCCTAACGCCAGGTACTTCTATTTTCACACCTCCCTCCAATGCCATGACTCACTATTTGTTACGTTTCTGTGAGCGGGACTGCATTTCCTCTCGCACTATTTGGAATGAAATCCGTAGCAAGATCTACTCTGCTGATGGATCTGAGAATGAAAAGATCATAGAGTTTATTGATCGCTTATTTTCTGAGGTTGGATTAACCGGTGTTCCGCGACAGTACTTAATGTTGTATCGAACTGGTGCGTCAATTGTTAGTGGTTCCTTGATTGCTCCTCTCGAGGTCTGGTATGATATGGCACTTTATGGTAGATTAGGTGGCTTTGGATCGTGGGTTGCGGAGGATATTTTTAAGGACATTCGGATTGAGCGACAGAGGTATCATTTACCCGTACTTGAAAAGTGGAAGGACACCGCTAACCATTTGCTTCCTGTAGATCGTCGGCACTCATCCCTGCGAGCAGGGTATGAATTACGGCGGCGTTTTGGTATTGATTGCCCGAGCTCGGTATTATGGGCAGAACGGCCAGGATCAAAGATTGATCAGGCTTTATTCGAAGTCAAGAGGGTCGGAATGGAAGATGTACGTGAGATGGAGGGAGTGTTTGACTATTTGCATAATTTAGGTGACTTGAATAAGCGATATATTAAAAGATTATCGATGGGTGCCTTTCATGTGATTAAGCGACTGAGTGAAAAGAAGGGGTATGGTATAAATATTTATGACTCTGGATGGGGACATACTTGCACACCCAATTCAATAGAGGCTCGCCTGGTCGGATGTTTTGGCTTTCCTCTATACCACGGTTTTAATTATGAAGCCATTCGAGAGCGTCTCTTTATTGATGGGAAGCTTCCAGGTGATCCGAAGTTGTATGTCAAGTTAGCTCGACAAGCCTTATTCAAATCGGAGGAGGCTTACATGCTGTTTAGTATGGCCGTTGGCTTGTCTCGCAGACAAATGCATGATCTTAAACAGATTATTGAAGAAGGTGTTGTGGGTCTAGATGAAGCACGTTTTGCATTATCGCCCCGCAAAACATTTTTGCTGAATGTTTCTCGTCGGCGTGGTAGCTTGAATTTCTTTAGTAGGTGTCGGAGACGTTCGGTTCGAACGTTTACGGAGGTTATTGGAATGGCTTTGCTTCTAATGGAGCCCTGGTTGTACAGCAATGGGCGCTGGGAGTTCATCACATCCCATCGACTTCGAGCGACACTGGGACGCCGTTAATCTGTTACTAGCTACTTGCAGTC